TGGATACTAAGGAAAAAATATGGCTGAAGAAAATTTTGAAGAAATGATAATGGATATGGAAGAAACCTCTGCACTAGAAGATGTAGAGGAAGAAAATTACTCTGATCCACTTACAGGTCACATTGTTCAGTTTGTTAAAGATAAATACTACAAAGCAGAAACAGCTAGACAAGTGGATGAACAGCGGTGGGTTCAAGCTTACCGTAATTACCGTGGCTTGTATGGACCTGATGTTCAGTTTACGTCTACAGAAAAATCTCGTGTATTTGTAAAGGTAACTAAAACAAAAGTTCTTGCAGCTTATGGTCAAATAGCAGAAGTATTATTTGGCGGTAATAAATTTCCAATTAGTATTGATCCTACAACATTACCAGATGGAGTTCCTGACACAGTAAACTTTGAATCTAATGATGAATTAGTAAAAGCTCAAGATACTGCAGAACTACAACCTGGAGAAACGTACCCAGATTTTATAAATAGGTTAGCAGGTTTAGAAGATAAACTACAACCTGTATCAGATAAACTTCAAGAAGGTCCAGGATCAACACCAAGTGCTATTCAAATTCATCCTGCAGAAATTGCAGCTAAGAAGATGGAAAAGAAGATACATGACCAACTAGAAGAATCTCATGCAAAGAAACATTTACGTGCTGCTGCTTTTGAGGTGGCACTTTTTGGTACAGGGATTATGAAAGGTCCGTTTGCTATAGATAAAGAATACCCCAATTGGTCAGAAGAGGGTGAGTATTCTCCTACATACAAAACAATGCCACAAACTTCATCTGTATCTGTTTGGAATTTTTATCCAGATCCTGATGCAGCTACAATGGAAGAAGCAGAGTATGTAATAGAACGGCATAAGATGTCACGTTCTCAAGTACGTGGTTTAAAGAATCGTCCATACTTCCGTGATAATGCTATAGACAATGCCTTAAGTCTTGGCGAAAGTTATCGCAAAGAATGGTGGGAACATGTAATGGAAGACAGCTCCGAAGAAGAAAGAGCTGACCGTTTTGAGGTTCTAGAGTTCTGGGGTTTTGTAGACCAAGAAGTTATTAAAGATCAGGGAGTAGATATCCCTAAAGAATTAAAAGATGCAGACCAACTGAGTGTAAACATCTGGGTTTGTAATGGACAAGTATTACGTCTTGTAATGAATCCATTTACTCCAGCTTACATTCCTTACTTTGCAGCTCCTTATGAGATGAATCCGTATAGTATATTTGGCGTAGGTATTGCTGAAAATATGGATGATACTCAAACATTAATGAATGGCTTTATGCGAATGGCAGTAGATAATGCAGCATTGTCTGGTAATCTACTGATAGAGGTAGACGAGACTAATCTCGTCCCAGGGCAAGACCTCTCCGTGTATCCAGGAAAAGTGTTCAGGAGACAGGGAGGGGCGCCTGGTCAAGCTATTTTTGGGACCAAGTTTCCTAACGTAAGTAACGAGAACATGCAAATGTTCGATAAGGCAAGGGTATTATCTGATGAATCAACTGGCTTTCCATCTTTCGCACATGGTCAAACAGGCGTACAGGGTGTGGGTCGTACTGCTTCTGGTATTTCCATGCTCATGTCTGCTGCCAACGGTAGCATACGGAATGTAGTTAAGAACGTAGATGATTATCTACTTGCACCACTTGGTAAAGCTTTCTTTAGCTTTAACATGCAGTTTGACTTTGATGTAGAAATCAAAGGTGATTTAGAGGTAAAAGCTCGTGGTACAGAAAGTCTTATGGCTAACGAAGTACGTAGCCAACGCCTTATGCAATTTATGCAGGTTGTATCAAACCCTGCGCTTGCTCCATTTGCACGTATGGATTACATTGTACGTGAAATTGCTAAGTCAATGGATCTTGATCCAGATAAGGTTGGCAACAATATGGCAGAAGCTGCTATTCAAGCTGAGATACTGAAAAAATTCCAAGCTGAGAATCCACCACCTGCTCCACCACCAGGTGCTCCAGGTCAAGGAGGTCCACAGGGCGCTCCTGCAGGGGTACAGGTGCAGGATACCCAAGGTAGTGGGGGTGGTACTATAGGAACTGGAACAGCCCCTCAGCCAGGAGAACAGGGCTTCTCAGGTAACACTGGCCCACAACAGGTACAATGAAACTAGTCGTGAATAATACTTTAAAACCTTTTGTAAACAATCCAGAGTTGTATAATCCATTTATGGAAGAGATAACTAAACGGATAGAAAAGACACACAGACGACTTGAGCAGATCAGTGAAGTAGAAGAACTGTATCGTGCTCAAGGTGAAATACGTACACTTAGATCAATGCTAAGACTTAGGGATGACATTAATGGAAGCTCTTAAAGAATCTTTACGTCCAAGACCTAGACCTAGAGTACAGACAGGTAAAAAGACTCTACGTAATAGGGTTGTTTGGTCAGACGAGACTTCTGAAGATCCTTACTCTGAAATAACTTATACAGTTCCTTGGGGAGAAGGTTATGCTGTTATTCCCACAGTAGATGCAAACGGTAATAAACTATCTGTTCCAGAAGCTTTAGAAAAAACTTTTGATAAAAAGTTAATAACATCTTCAAAAAATCCATTAGATTTTGTAACTGGTGAAGAACTTCCTGTATTTTCAACTGAAGAAGAGGCTAACCGTTACGCACAGTGGAGGTCAGACACTATGTTTGATGCTGAAGCTATAGCTGAAGGTTTTGAAATAGCACCCACTCAGATTTTTCCTGATGCTCCCCCACCTGAAGTAGACAATCGAAGTATAACAAATAAAGTTATAAATAAACTAAATAGGTTCTTAGCTTACACTGGTGTAAAATCTTACAAGGGTGAGATAGAAGGTTTTGATGAGGGTGGTCTAACAGATCAAATGCAGATGTTTGGCTATACTTCTGAAGGTGTTCAACAGGAAGTTGACAAGTACGTATCAGAACCAAGTAAAGGTTTAAGCTATCCAGATATTATATTAGACAGCATACTTGGTCTTGAAAATAACTATGAAACTAATGTAGAAGGTATTGTCAAACAGTTTAATAAAGATAAGATGGGTTTTCTAGAAACTATTGCTAAAAGTATTTATGAAGAAACCGTAGATTTTGTAAAAGCTCCAGTAGAACTGCCACTAAGCGATAAAAAACTTGACCCTACTGTAGCTTCAGTAAATCCAGCTTTAAAAGCTGCGGAGTTTACAGCAAGTATAGCAAGTGAAATAACAGCGGCAGTTAAAAGACTTTCCTCACAAGATCTTAGCACTAGACTGCAAGGTATGTTTGGTGTTGATTATGATAATGCCACTGACGATCAAGTATCTAAAGCTAGAGAATCTGTCCTTGGAGATGCATTAATTGTTGGTGAATTTATACCTGCTGTAAGAGCAGTAGGTAAAGCTGTACCTAGTGGAGTAAAAGCTGATGTTATAGGTCAAACTAAAGCTCTACTTCAAGGTGACAAAGAGTTTTTACAAGGTGTACCAACAGAAAAATCTAATACAGTAGGTGTAGGTGCAAATGTTCCTGGTATGTTCCCCGAACGTGTTGAAGAACCTGATGTAGAGTTTGATGCAGAGGAGCTTGAGTTTTATGAGTTAGAGGATAAATTTATTGATATAGGTAAAAATACTGTAAATTTTACTGAGGCATTCTCATCAGGTCCGTCCCTAATAAATTTAGATTTTAATACTGCACCTCTTATTACTTCTGACGAAATTTACATTAATTTAGAAAATCTTGGAATAGCAAATCAAAGAGTGCCTCTATACAATATGGAAGGTCATCCAGAGTTTGGGGATGAATTAAGAGACGAGCAATATAACAAATTTATGGACACAGCTGAAGGCATAGGTAGGCCTGGTGGTCCTGATACTTATGATCCACAAACAGGACAATATAACATCAGTGCTAATTCTAAATTAGTAAATTTAACAGCAGCTGTTAAACCTGAGTATTTTGCAAAAGTTGGAGAAGATATTGCAGAAAGTATACGTATTGCATTTAAAGAAAATATTAATAATGTAGAGCCAAGTGACGTTTTTAAATTAATAGGTCTTATACGTAAAAATAAAGAAATAGATGTTGACTCAGAGGAATATTTAACTAACCCAGAACGTATGCTTACAGAACAAAATGTAATAAGAAATGGTATTGACGAAGCTTTATCAAATATTGTAACTAGATTAAAATTAACAGATAACATTGTCGTTACAGACCCAAGAATATATGAAAGAAGTTTTAATCCAAATAAGATGGGTGGTAAAGTAGTTGACGGATCAAAGATTAAAGCAGATCTTACACCCAGAATGCAATATATAGATGTAGATACGCAACAGTATTACTATGAAAAAGCTATCGGTAAAAACACAGATGAAGGGATAAAATACCCATTTTCTTCTGTTTTTGGAGTAGAACCAAAAGATACTGGAATGTTTTATAATCAAGGGGATGGTATGAATTTTACTGTAAATCTACAGTATCTCCTAAAAGAACATTTTAACCAAAAATTGACAGTAGATCAAGCAGATAATTTTATGCCAGATCAATTTGTTGAACCTAGCCTAAGAAATTTAGATACGATAGCAGGTAAAAATCTTGAAGAAGTTTCTGAAATATATGCAAATCAATTTATAAAAGAAAAAGTTAATTCTGTTAGCAATATATATGGCAAAAAATCTGGTGAAACTAATTTAACAAAGATAGCAGGAGATGTATTTAGTGAGCTATTTGAAAAAACAAATAAAAAAGTAATTCCAGGAGGAACAATACTTAAAACGTTACAAGAAGATTCTAGAGTTAATAATACAACTATACCTCCATATTTTTTAAGCGATCAATTTAAAAATAGAGTGTTTAAATCTGACGATTGGAGTGATTTATTGCTAGAGTATGGAGAAAAATCCCCTATAATTACTTATGACTTATCTCAAAATAGATTTCCAAATTATCAAAGACAAGTATCAGAATTTGGAGGTACTTTTTATGGAGGAGAAGCTAAAGATTATAAAGAATTAGTTATATCAGCAAAAGATTATGAAACTGGTGTGTCTCCTTTTAGTACTAACTTATCACACTTTGGACCAGGAATTATAGCACATACTAGAGTATCTACTATAGATCCAAGAACATCTCCAAAGTTACAAAATTTAAAAGGTTTAGAACAATATAATGATATTATAGGTAAAGAACCTTTTAAACTTGTTGATGAAGCCCAGTCTGATCTTTATTCAAAAGGTATTCAAAAATTTAAAAAAATTGAGGTTACTCCAGATACAGTAAAAAATATATTTTATAGACATGAAAAACCTTCTGAACCAACTTTTGGGTCTCGTAATTATAATAGACGTTTTCCAGCATTTAGTGCAAATCAAGACTTAATTGAAAAATACGGCATAGATAATTACGAACTTAACCCAGAAAAAGGAGAAGAAGTTTTTGAGACAGTAGCAGCAGCTTTAGAAGACATTGCAAATCAACCTGACGGAAAAGATGTTTTGATGGCAAAAGAAAAGTTTGATAAACTTACTAAAAAAACTGTAGATGAGCAAGAGTTAAAATATAAAAATTTAAGTGTGCCTGAAAAGTTTGACATGTTATTTGATGTAATTGTTGAAGATAGTGAACTAGAAAGACACCCCACACTTAAAAATAGAATACTTACTAGTGATATATCAAACGAAGAGTTACGTAAAGGATTACAGGTTGTATATGAAAATTATGACCCGAGTAATCCTAAAAAGTTAGATAGAAGATTTTTTTTACTAGCTTATAATGACTTTAAACGTAATGGTACAATTCCTAATAATCCAGACATTTTAGAGGATGTTAAAGATCTTTATATGGATAATTTAAGTAGTGATTACAAAAAATACTTAAATAACTTTATCTCAAATCCAGGTAGTATTGATTACGACGAAAAATTTAATCCTGATGGTATTAAAGATTTTAGTGGTCAATCTTTTATAAATTCAGCTGCTATAGTAGACCCAAAAAGATTTCAAGATGCACCTATAAAATTAAAAGGTAAATCTCAAACTAAAGTTATGGAAGACTACGTATCTTTAATTGTACAAAGACTAATCAATGATGCATATTCTGATGGTATTGATAATATAGTTTTTCCAAACGTTGAAAAAATTCTTGAAAGAAGGTTTCGGGGAGAAGAGCTCAAGTATGCTTTACAAAATAAAAGTTTTGATTCAGATACTGGAAAAATTTCAGATGGACATCCTCTTTATAAATCCTATGGAATAGTCTTACCAAAAGTTTTAGATAAGTTTGAAAACTTTTATGGTATAAAAATACACAGGGACATAACTTTACCTTACGATAATATATCAGGAAGAGACTTAAGTAAAAAAGGTACAATAATAAATATAAGTAATATGAAGGATAAGTTTGACTTATCAAGACCAGCATTTGCCGAAGGAGGCACAATAATGAACGATCAAATGGAAATGGCATTTATGAAGCAGGGTGGCATCAAAGATGATGGCATGAATAAAGATCCAGTATCAGGTAATGAAATACCACCTGGATCTATGGCAACAGAGGTACGAGATGATATCCCTGCTATGTTGTCGGAGGGTGAATATGTTGTTCCTGCAGATGTTCTTCGTTATTACGGTGTAAACTTTTTTGAAAATCTTCGTGGTCAAGCAAAAAATGGCTTGCAAAGCATGGAACAAAATGGTAGAATAGGTGGAACTCCATTAAGTGACCAAGATGTTGCACGTAATATGCAACAGCCAGTGATGGCAAGTGATGGTACTTATATGTCAGATTTCAGCCCTGCCACCGCACGTTTAAATACACCTATGTTTACAGGTACTTCTTCTCAACTGGCAAATGTAGCTGCTGCTCAAGATAATAACCCTAATCAAGAGACAGTTACTGTATTTAAAAAACATTATAATACGGCAGGGGAATCTATTCAGATTAAATACCAACAAATGCCAGGAGGGGCTATGCAACCTGCACCTGGACAAGATTCTGAATTAGCTAAATACCCTATGGATGAAGTAGCTTATGCAGCTTACTTAAAAGGTAGATCAAGTGACTCTAGTGATAATGGTGGTGGTGGCACTACTGTAACTACTCCAACAGGTTCTAGTACTAAATGGATGGAAGGTATAGATTTTAGATCAAGTACTGAAGTTCAAGAGTGGGCTGATAAGACTCTTAAGACAAGTAAAGTTATTAAAAATTTAGGTAAAGCAGGTGGTATATTTGCTGCAGGTGCATCTGTAGCCGTTGCAGATAAAATAGCAAAAGTTAATGGTGCAATTATGTTTCAAGAAAGTCTTGGAACTGAAGAGAGTAAAGCACTTGCTGAAACATTAAGAAAACAAGTGGAAGAGTTTACTAATAAAAACGAATCGTTTGGGTTAGATATAATAAATGCTATAGGTGGTGGCACTGGTAAAAGATACTTTAATGACTTATTAGAAAGAGAAAATAAACCTATGGATTTAGAAGAGTTTGCTGCTACTACAACAAGAAGTGGTGAGGGTGCTAAAGCATCTAAAAATATAGCAGAAGCTAGAAAAGGCTCTGGTATGGGTAAATCTACTGTAACATCTACAGGAACAGGTGCAAATAAACAATATACAAGCGGTGCTACCAGGGTGAAAGCAGGGACGGCTACCGCTGACGAAGTAAAAGCAATGAAAGATAAAATAGTAGATAGTGGAGGCACGTATAATGTAGGTGGCCGAAACAAAGGTGGTTTAATGACCAAAGGCAAAAAGAAAAAATAATAAGGCTACTCAGCTTCGGCTGACCCCAACAGAAAAGGAAAAAATATGCCTGAATTAGCAGAAGTAGAAACACAAAAAACAGCAGGATTTGTAGATAGAGGCTATAACTACGAAAAAAAGCGTAAGCGAATGGAAGCTGAAGAAGAGGAGATTCGTAAACTTGAAGCTGAACAACGTGGAGAAGAAGACACCGAAGAACAGCAACCGGAAAAAGAAGCTTCCGAAGAAAAAGAGGCCGATACAGAAGTTAAAGAAGAAACGTTATCTCCTGAAGAAAAATCTTTTAAAAAACGATATGGTGATCTAAGACGCCATATGCAGGATAAAGAAAAGGAATGGGACGAAAAGTTTAAAACTTTTGAAGATCGTCTAAAGAAAGAATCTATTATACCTCCAAAGTCCGATGAAGATATAGAACAGTGGGCTAAAGAATATCCAGATGTAGCAGGTGTTGTAGAAACAATTGCAGCTAAAAAAGCTCAAGAGATGTTTAACAAAGCAGAAGTTAAGTTAAAAGAACTTGATAAAGCTCAAACAGAAGCACAGAGAGTAAGAGCAGAGAACGTAATAAGAAAATCTCATGAAGACTTTGATGATCTACGTGCATCAGAAGAGTTTCACACTTGGGTTGATGAACAACCTAAATGGGTACAAGATGCACTGTATGAAAATTCAGACGATCCAGCTTCTGTAGTTCGTGTTATAGATCTTTACAAAGTAGATAAAGGTCTTACAAAAACTGCAAAGA